ATCTGAAAAGCTTTATCTGAGGTAGCCGTCAAGAGAGCATTTTCGTCTCTGGACGAAGAACTGGGCTGGACCCCTTTACATTTTGCCGCAAATTACAGTAAAGCCAAAGTAGTACAGATTATACTAGAAGCTGGTATATCTCCAAATATTAAAAGTGCTCCCCCTCAGCATGAAAAACAAAGTGAATGGAATCTTGCTCTCCAGAAAAACGAACATGCTAAAGACCCTGTCGTATATCCTATGGACGTAGCCGAAGGCTCTAGTCGTCTTAAAATAATAAACAACTTAAAAGCAAAAGGGGGTAAATTTTACGGAAACGACATGACTCTTCACCAAGCTATTCAGATGGAGGATATAGATGAAATAGAAACCCTTTTAGAAGATGAGTCTATAAAGGTAAATGGTAGAGATAGTCGGGGGTGGATGGCTATACATTATGCCGTAGAACTAAACAATCAAGAGATGTGTGACTTATTATTTGAATATAGAGCTAACCCAAATGGCTCCTGTCATGACGGACAGTTAAATCCTTATGAAATCGCCTTAGACAATAACCATGAAGATCTTTTGAAATACCTAAAAACTAAGGGATGTTTTAAAAACCCAAATAGGAATAAGGCAAAACAGCGCAAAATAGTATCAAATACAAAAATCGGGGTGGACAAAGACCCTAGAGAATATAAGTCAATGGAATTTCAGGAAGTTAAACAAGCCCCAAAAAGCTTATGGGGTAAAATGACAGAGTCTAAATCCGACAGAGAAGCTCGAGACGCGGCCCTGCAAAAAGAACATGACGAAAGAAGTGCTCGAATAAAAGAAGCTGCCGACAAAGCCAAAAAAGACGAAGAGAGAATAAAAAGGTCCAGAGTTATAACATGGAAATGGGGAGAAGATCCATTTTCCTGCAAAGGGGACTCTATTACTTACGATAGCCCGTGTGAATCTTATACATATTTTATGGATATTGTGGGGTATTCCAAAAAAAGCACCGCAATGCAAAAGAAAGTGATGGATGACCTTATAGCCATAGTCAAAGGGACGGAGGGCTATCAACAGGCCCAAAGACAAGGTAAGCTGATTGTTCTTCCGACTGGAGACGGAATGGCTCTCGTCTTCTTTAACAGCGTCCACGCTGCTTTTAAATGCGCTGTTGACGTGGGTAAGAAATGCTACAAGAGCGCAAGCATAGGTTTAAGGAATGGGCTTTATACAGGCCCAGTTGTCCCTGTGAGAGATATAAACAATAACCCTAATGTTAGTGGGCACGGAATAAATATGGCTCAAAGATGCATGGATGCTGGAGATAATGATCATATTTTAATCTCTAATGGTGTATATATGAATGTTAGTGAAATGGGTATTCCGGGTCTAAAATTTGAAGATTGGGGGCCAGTTATTGTAAAACATGGATCTACGGTCCACCTTCACACAGCTTACGGCCCCAACTTCGGTCGCACGGAGTTTCCCGACTGGAGAGGAACAAAGAAAGCAGAATACAAATGACGAATAAAAGAAATAGACTAAATCACTTATTTATCGTCTTTATGTTGATTTTGTTACTTCTTTTCGGGTTTACCTATCGGTGGCGATCGGCGGAAGCGCCCGTAAAAAGAACCGGTATGTTCATCCCTTTATTCGGCCATTTTTACCCCGAAGCATCAACCAATGTTTTTTCGATGCCGAATTCAAGATATGGGTCGGGGATAAGATAAGAAAGCTAAATAAAATGAGCAGAACCACGAGAAACAATTTAAACCTAGAAACCGGCAGGCCAGAGAAGACAAGAGATAATAAGCCCCGCTGTGAATGCTGCTGTAATCCTCGCCGCAGCAAATACGGCAATAAAAAAGAAAAGCTAACCATACAAGAGAGAAAGGAAGTCGGATAATGAAAAAAAATATTCACTGTATAAATCCAAATTGTTTCGATGACAACTGTCATGGATCATGCGAATCAAAAGACATGGACATGAACGAAGAACACTGGGATAGTTTAGCTAGAGATTTTTCGCTTAAAAAGGAAGAAAGCGATCAAGAAGACTAGCATTATGCCCGTAATGTGAAAATGAAAAACCCAATAGGAGAAAAACTTCTTTTAGTTGTGGGATGGATAGCTGTTTCACCATTTGTGATTCAGCACTATGTTATAGAGGGCTTCAAATGGATCGTAAAAAAAATAAAAAAAGATAAGATATAATGACAGGAAAGAACAATAAACCCCTTCGGGTTAAATGGCTGAATACAAAAAAGTTATCTTGAGAAAGTGGTTTCCGGAGCGCGACTTATTCACGACCATAGTAATAACAATAATTGTAGTGGCCGCTATACTAATTAAAGCTTACAATGGCTGAACGGGTAGAAAAATCAGCGTGGAGATCGACTCGAAATGCGACGCTCCAAAAAGAACACGACGAAAGAAGTGCGCGCGAAGAAAGAAACCTTTATTATTATTTTAGAAGCGAAATCAAAAAAACATGGAAAGAGTATGCGATAATAGCGGCGGGAACCTTCTTGGGGATACTGCTTCTTATTCTTTGGATTATTTACCTTAACTGGGACTTTAGATCGACCTATAAAGATTTTGTTAAATGAATATAGAATCCATAACACAAGAAGCCCAGACTATAGCAGTACATAAGGAAATAGAATCTTCTCGATTAATGGAAGCTAAAGAATTAGACGATATTAACAGAATCAAACAGATAGACGAAGTTCAAGAGCTTAACGCGTTAATGGACGCTGAAGTAATGATAAACCAAGGCGGCTTCTTTGATTTATATGTCTGAGATACAATTATAGAATAATGAAATTCCATTTGTATTTAAAACAGCTTAGATCCGTACGGTTCAAGGACACTAAAAAATTATGCATGATGCTTGGCGTCTCAAAACAGGAATGGCGCAAAATTGAACGCGGAATAAACCCTCCACCTCGAAGATCGCTATTAAACAAGTTTTGCGTTTTAACAGCTATTTTAAGTTATGAGAAGGCTCAGCTTTTTGCGTTGGCTAGAAAATGGAAACCTCACGCAGACACAAATACAGATAATCATATCTTATTAGACCCGAAGTCTAGAGCTATAGATTTCCCCTCTATACAAGAATGGAGAGAAGCTATGATAAAAGAAAATACCCCTGACTACCCTATACCCAAAGAGTGGTCTAAGTCTAATTAGGTTGCCTCTACTCCGTGCTCAACGTGGTGCTGTCAGTAGTGACTTACTGAAATTTGTATCTTATTATTATTACACCAGAACCACCAGCCCCGCCAGTGGTTACACCCCCACCAATATAGCCACCGCCACCTCCGCCACCACCTGTGTTAGCTGTGCCAGCTTCGCCCGTTGATGCTAAACCATCGCCTCCGCCACCAGTGCCTCCTGAACCATAAGAGCCTCCACCGATAGATGTGAGCCAAGAAGCTCCACCACCACCTGCGTATGTAACAGCAGAGCCTGCAATAGAACTAGAAGTACCTGCGCCACCATCACCAGCATCACCACTAGACCCATCTTGTCCTACAGCGGATGACCCTCCTCCACCACCAGCCCCATAAGCTGAACTACTAGAACCTTGCCCACCAGCACTACCTTCTGATCCTGTTCCAGCCGCAGGAGTGCCTGTTTGTTGAGAGCCGCCACCAGAACCACCAACTACCCCGTTCTTTAATGTATTACCCCCACCTCCACCTCCACCAGTAGATGTAATTGAAGAAAATACAGAATTACCACCAGAACCACCCTGTGTGCCACTCGATCCAGCACCGCCACCACCAACCGTTATAGAATAAGCTGTTGCTGACACAGAAAATCCTGTTGCCGTTTTATAACCTCCGGCACCACCACCCCCTCCTCCAGTTCCACCACCAGCACCGCCTCCGGCGACAACAAGATAACGAACAGTAGCGATATCACCTAAAGTTGTGACCGTGAAGGTTGCGGATGAATTAAACGTATGAACTTTATAGTCACCATCCGTTGTTATCGTTCCTCCTGTGGCGACCATATAGCTAGCAGCAGTAGAAGCAGTACCCTCGTAAAGCCCAGTTGGAGTCATAGATATAGTTCTAAAAGATGAGTCTACCGCATCCGTTATTAAATGATCTAATCCAGCATAATGCAACGAGCTATAATAAACTCTACCTAAATGGTTTCTTAAAAAAGAATCATCTGCCGCATTTCCGGAAGTTAAAACTCCTGTAATATGAGGTTTATATCCTGTTAGCTCGGCTTTGTTTGGCGCCGAGTGGATCATGTTGAGAAGAGCGGACTTCCCTTCGCCGTTATAAGTTGGATTAGTTCCTTGACTCATTTTAAATTATTTCCTTATGGTTCTTTTACTGTTTTCCTTCTCAACGACTTCCACCTGCATTGGAGGTGGCGGTATAAGGACCTCTTCGGTTCCGATGTACCCGGGATCCCCTCCCGTTGGCAGATACGGGACTTTTCCGTTTTGCATTAGCTTCTTTTCTATAGTTAACTGTTTTAATTGCTCATTAGGAACGACCATTTTAGACGATCTGTCTGTCATGTAAAAGCAGGTTGTCCTTATGCCTACTCTCACTATTCGTGCCTGACGACCTGAAATATATATTATGTCGTCATTATTAAAGTCACTCCCCATAAATACTAATAACGCTTGCGCGAAATTTATAATCATGTCTTTCGCTAATATCGCTATAAGTGCGCCCATTATAAGCCATCCGTATTGCCCAACCAAGTCCTGAGCCACTTTCTCTGCTTGCTCTGTGGTTACTCCTTGGCTTAATAGGCTGACGGCATGAGGCACCGCATTTGTGATTTCGTTCATAATCCTCATAGGTATTTACACTTAAAATAGTGTATAATATGAAGATGCCTAAAGTAAAAAGCGTAGAGGGCTTTGATTCCCTTGAGGTTACGAACGGAAAAATCAAAATTCACCAAAGAGGCCCAATTAAACCAAAAGATAATTTTTATATAGAAGAATTACCTTGGACAAACAAACAAAAGAGTTTTTTAGAGGTTGCGCTAGATAAATCTACTAGGCTTATTTTATGCAAAGGTCCCGCGGGAAGTTCTAAAACTCTAATATCAGTATATGCGGCTTTAAACCTCCTAAATCAAAGTAAAGTCTCAGATATTCTTTATATGCGCTCTGCGGTAGAGAGTTCTGATGCTAGATTAGGATTTCTCCCCGGAGACGCTGACGAAAAGCTCCATTATTATAATTTACCATTTATGGATAAATTAGACGAATTACTAAGCGAAGAAACAGTAAAAAAACTTCAAAAAGAAAGAAGAGTCTCTATTCATCCGGTTAATTTTGCTAGAGGAATGAGCTGGAATGGAAAAGCTATATTACTTGACGAGGCTCAAAATAGCTCTTTTCGGGAAATAGTGACTGTTTTGACTCGTATCGGTAAATATTCTAGATGTGTTATAACAGCTGATCCTATGCAGACAGATTTAAAAAACGGAAACCGAGGAGGCTTCGAAAAAATCTATCACGTTTTCGACAACGAAGAGAGTAAAGAGAAGGGAATTCATACTTTCGAATTCGGCCAAGAAGATATCGTAAGGTCAGAATTAACCAAGTTTATCGTATCAAAACTCTCCGAAGTGAATATTACTTAATCTGTTTATTAATTAATCCAGCTAGGACAGAGGAGAACTTTCCGACTTCTCTCTCGGACTTGTCCCAAAAGAAAGCATGAGTCACTTCTTCTATTAAAGTGCTTAATTTCCTTCTTTTCTTAAGCTTTGGGTCTACTAGGATCTTAGGATTGTCCATTTCCGGAGAGTGGCATAAACCATCTGCGTTATAAGTATAATGGGGCTTTCTCCATATTAGCTCGTATTCCACTCCGTCCGAATTTTTAAACTTGACGTTTTCCATATCTTTTAAGATTACACACTTTTTTTTAGAAAAAAGTTTTTTTTACCATAGAATATATAGTGTAAATTCATTTATGAAACTATATTGCAGTAAATGTGGATCCGGACATTCATACTCCATGCAGAAGCCGAAATTTTGCGCTAGCTGCGGTCAGTCTTATATGAGCACCTCAAATCCGTCCGCTGTAAAGAAAAAACGAATTGCAGCCAAACCTGTCGAATCTAAGGCTCAGTTGGAAGATGACGAAGAGTTTTTTGAGGTGGAGATCGATTCTTTGGAATTCGATTTGAAAACCTATTCCGCGAATGTTCATAAGTTGGGGGATATCGTAGGAAGTGCGACAGAAGAACAAGCAGAAGAATCTAGGGAGAGAGATCCTAGTTATAACAAGGGGAATATTGAGAAGGACTTCTTAAGCGATGCGGGGAGCATAAAGAAGTCTTAGAATGCCAAGAAAAAAGAAGCTTAAATTTGAAGATTGTATAGAGCAAATTGACTCAGAAATAAGAAAAAGAAAAAGCAGATGGAACTTGACTGCTCTTTCTTGGATGGATTTTGATGATGTTTCTCAGATAATTAGAATTCATATTTTTAAAAAGTGGCATTTATATGACCAGTCTAAAGCTTTAGCTCCTTGGATAAATACTCTTATCTCTAATCAAATTAAAAATTTGATCAGAAACAATTATGGAAATTACTGTAGACCTTGTTTAAAATGCGCAGCCGCAGAGTCCGATTCCCTATGCTACATCTACGGAACCCAAAGTTCTGCTTGTCCGCTATTTGCTCAATGGGAAAAAACAAAAAAAGCTGCGTACTTGACTAAACTTCCATCACCCCTAGAATCGGTAGAGCACGAAACTGAAAATATGCAGTTACAGGAATTTGACTTTGATACGGTATTAGAAAAACTAAATAAGCAGCTCAAAGAAAAACTAAAAGAAAACGAATGGATAGTTTATCAAAACCTTTTCCTAAAAAGAAAAACAGAACAAGAAGTGGCGAAAATGCTAGGGTATAAAACTTCAGAAAAGAACAGGAGCCCCGGATACAAACAAATCAAAAACATAAAAAAATCTATCATAGAAAAAGCTAAGGAAATAGTATCGGAGGATATGCATATATGAAGAAAAAAGAAGAAATACTGCTAACAGAAGAGCAAATCGCAGAAGTTGATAATTTATACGATAATAAAAACATAACAGCGATAAAAGAATTGGTGGCTCAAGTGTTTCCTGATATCGATGAGAAGTACAGAGATGGCAGAAGCATCTACGGAAGAGCGATTAAAAAGCATCTAGCATCGAAAGGTAAAAAAACAATTGCGACTTCTGACTACATAAAAAAAGAATACGAACTGAACCAAGAAGAAAGAGATTTCCTGTACAACAACTGTTCGACAATGAAGATTTCCGATATGGCCAACACTTTATACGGAGAACAAGTAAACCCTCTAGACAGAAGATATAGAGCTTGCAGCGACTTCGCTAGAACCATCGACAATAAAGTCGTTCTTTCTGAGGTCGTTAAAGAAGTTTCGCCTAGCGATTATCTACCTCCCAAGAACGAAACAAAGGCTATAGCTAGAATTAATAAATACGTCCACGAAGGGATAGATAAAAATAATCTTAAAGTTTCCGATAAAAAAAATATTTCTAGACTCATAGCGTATATGCATACTTACAGGTTTTTGCATCAAATATCAAATTATACTTCTCGATGCAACCGAGAACTTTTTGAGAGTAGTTTCGTAAGATATACTAACGATAAGCCAGATTTGACGCAAGAGGAAGTTGATCAGTACATAGTCCTATCCGCAGAAGTTGTTATCGCATCTAATATCCAAATAAGAGTAGAGAGACTTCAAGAATTACTTGATCAAGCGGCCGAAGAAACCGAGGGGAAAAAGATGGCAATGAGTTTAGTCGAATCAATCAACACTGCTCAAACAGAATATAATCAGTGCGTAAACCGACAAACAAAACTCTTAAACGAACTTAAAGAAAAACGAAGTCAAAGAATCAGTAAGCAAATCAAGGAAAACGCTTCCATTTTAAATCTTGTGGAAATGTGGAGAGACGAAGAGTCTAGGCATAAAATGATCAAGCTAGCCGAAATCAGAAAAAAAGCGCTCGAAGAAGAAGTAGGCAGGCTCTCCAGCATGGATGAAATTAAATGCAGGATCATGGGTCTGACGGAAGAGGAGGTATTAAATGGTTGATTGTAAAGAATGCGGAAAAGATTTTACCTCAGACAGAAGTCTTCACGCTCACTTAAAAGCTCACAAGCTTAAGGTCAAAGATTATTATTATAAGTTTTTTCCCAGAAGAGATAGATATGACAACAAACTAATAAACTTTATAAACAAGGATAATTATTTTGCTTCAGAATTTAACAATAAAACCAACCTGAAAAAATGGATGGCTCACGTTGCCCCAGAAACCGCTAAAAAGTATTTTAAAAACTTCCTCATCAACAGAAAAGAAAAGAAAGATTTAGAATTTGCTCCATGTCAAGTTGAGCTAAGATCCTTAATGAGCCCTTCTGTGACTTATTACCAAAAAGTGTTTGGAGACTATAATAAAATATGCGAAGAAGTTGGGCTTTCTGCAAAATACGAAACTATTTCTAAACCGTTGGAATTTTCCCCGGAAAAATACGAAGGTGGGAAAATTTATATAGACACAAGGGAACAACGTCCTTTGGAAATTGACGACTACCCTACAGAGGTTAAGGGTTTGAAATATGGCGATTACGCTTTTAGCGACAAAGACTTGACCTGTAATTGTTATATAGAAAGAAAATCTATTCAAGATTTAATTGGTACTTTGAGCGGCGGATATGAAAGGTTCTGTGATGAAATAGAAAGAGCTGAAACGGAAAACGCTAATTTGATTGTTCTTGTGGAGAGCGATTATAATGCGAGTTTAATGTTCCACAAGCTTAAAAGAACCTATAAAAACATAAGAACTAACCCGCAACATATTTTCCACAACATAAGAACTGTGATTCAAGAATACCCCAACGTACAGTTTCTCTTTGTTAAAAACAGACAGGAGTCTATAAGAGTAATGAAAAGGATATTCTTTAGTAATTGCGAGTATTCAAAAGTAGATTTGCAATACGCATATGATTCAAAACTGTTGTAAATAATTAAACATGTGGTACACTCACGAGAAGTATAACCGAGTCGTAAACAATACTAATCTAGAACTGCTAGATTTAAAAGGAGAGCTCGAATCCAAGCAGGCGAAGATAACGCTAGCAAAATTTCTAAGGGCCAACTTAGGGTTTACGGTAGAGTTGATTTCCGGAATAAAACTAGCGCCATATCAAGAAGTTACCCTTAAAGGTTTTTTCAATAGGAATTTTAATATGTGCGTGTGGGGACGCGGATGCGGCAAAACTTTTATCGCGTCTATTTATTGTTTTCTTCAATGCATATTTGAACCCAATACAAAAATCCTTATAGCTGGCCCAACGTTTCGTACTGCTAGATTTATTTTCCAGAATCTAGAAAATATAGTAGAAACCAAAGGGGCTGAATTGCTAGCACAGGCTTTCGGAGCAAAGTCTAAACGTAATGATCAGTTTGAGTGGAGAATTAACGGAGGAAGCGTAACAGCTATACCTTTGAGCGGAGAAAAGATTCGTGGATTTCGAGCGAATATTCTGGTACTTGACGAGTACCTTTTACTACCCGAGGAAACTATTAAAACAGTCCTTATGCCTTTCTTGGTTGCCCCTCAAGACATGGCGGAAAGAATAAAGGTCAGAGAAATAGAGGACTCGTTGATTAAGGCCGGAAAGATGGGGGAAAAAGATCGTATGGTTTTTGAGAATAAATCAAAAATGATAGCTTTATCTTCTGCTAGTTATAGCTTCGAAAATTTATACAAAACATATAAAGAATGGATGGGGAATATTTATTCAGATGACATTCTGGAGTCTAAGTATTTCATATCTCAAATGGGCTACGATTCTATTCCCAAAGATATGATCGATGAAACGATTATTGAAGAAGCTCAAGCTGGGGGCGCATCCACCTCTTCTTTTCAGCGAGAATACTGTGCGCAGTTTACTGATGGAAGCGATAGTTATTTTAGCGCGAAAAAAATGTATGAATGCACAGTGCCCGACGGAGAATCTCCGCATTCAAGAATAGCCGGGAGCCCCGACAAAGAGTATATTCTAGCGATCGACCCAAGTTTTAGTAATAGCCCGAGTTCAGATTATTTCGCAATGTCTATACTGGAATTAGACGAAACGTCTTATACATTGGTTCATTCTTATGCAGTGGCGGGAGGAAACCTAAAGGATCATATCAAGTATTTATTTTACGTATACAAGAACTTTAATATCAAGCTGATTATAATTGATAACGCCGGGTATCAATTTATTGATGGAGCAAATGAATCGGAGTTATTCAGAGAAGCTAAGTTAAAAATTAAGTTTTTTGATTTTAATACCGAAAAAGAAGGTGTTGAATATGAAAAAGAGCTTAGATCGGTTAAAAGGCAATACAGTCCTAAAGATAACGTTGTTTGCTTTAGGCAGATTTTCAGCTCCGATTTCTTAAGAAACGCTAATGAATACTTGCAGTCTTGTATCGATCATAAAAAAATATTTTTCGCTTCAAGGACTTCGGCGTATGGAAGTTTCTTTTCAAGAGCTACATCGTTAAAGATCCCGGTCAATCTCACTCCGTTTAACGATATCGGAGAGCTAATCGAGGCTCAGGACGATCTAATTTACCAAACTAAGAAGCAATGTGCTCTAATCGAGGTTAAGTCAACAGCTAAAGGAACACAAACCTTTGACCTCCCCCAGCATCTTCGCCGAAGTAATTCTGCGAGCAGAGCCAGAAGAGATAACTATACGACGTTAATGTTGGGTAATTGGGCCGTAAAGGCCTATAATGATCTTAGGAATGTAAAGGTTGAAGAAGCTAACTTTACTTTTGTTCCAAGAATGATTAATTAAGTGTAATTTTAAATTAAATATGGCCGTAACAAGAAAAACTAAGGAAGAAAAGTCTCTTAAAGAGCCTCTAATGGCCGGAGAAGGGTTTCAGGAGTCTTTCGCTTCTACTAGGACGCGGCGCAACAAGGCTGGATCAACAGAAAGAACCGATAGGTACTCGAATATCGAAGACGGTATTATCCCATTTCGCTATACCCAAGGAGTTTCTAGTAACTCTAGTCTTGATATAAGAGACACTATAGTGCTTTGCCAGAAGGCCTATTACAACTTTTCAGTCTTTAGAAACACTATAGATCTCATGACAGAATTTTCCATGAGTAATCTATATCTTACGGGAGGAAGCAAGAAGTCTAAAGATTTTTTTAACGCTTTACTTAAAAAGATAAATATTAATAATTTGCAAAGTAAGTTTTTTCGAGAGTATTACAGATCAGGTAATGTTTTCATCCATAGGTTTGACGCTAGTCTTTCGCAAGAAGATATTACGAAAATGACCCAAACTTTTGGTTTAGTTTCGAGCGCTTCCTATTCTTTACCCGCGAGGTACATCATTCTAAACCCTGCCGATATTCAAATCACAGGAAACATCACTTTTACTTCAGGAGAATTTAGAAAAATATTAACTGATTACGAGTTAGAAAGGTTACGCAATCCCAAAACAGAAGAAGATGTTCAAGTCCTAGAGAACCTCGATCCAGAAACTATAAAGAAGATCAAAGGAGAAAAGAAAAATCCCGCTAATAACGCTGTATCTATTCCTCTTCCTGTTGAAAAAATGACAGCGGTCTTCTACAAGAAACAAGACTATGAACCTTTCGCTGTCCCGATGGGTTACCCTGTTCTAGAAGACATCAACTGGAAGCAGGAAATGAAAAAAATGGACATGGCTTTAACTCGCACTACGAACCAAGCTATCTTGTTGGTAACGATGGGCTCCGAGCCCGAGAAAGGCGGGGTTAACCAGAAGAACCTTCTTGCCATGCAGAAGCTTTTCGAAAACGAGTCTGTCGGTAGAGTTTTGATTTCCGATTATACAACTCAAGCCAAATTTGTAATACCTGACATCGCTGGTATTCTCGATCCTAAAAAATATGAAGTAGTCAATCATGATATTCAAATGGGCTTGAATAATATTCTCTTGAGCGATGAAAAATTTGCAAACTCAAGTATCAAAGTTCAAGTCTTTATGGAAAGGCTCAACGAAGGTCGAAAAGTTTTCATTAATGATTTCTTAACTCCAGAAATCAAGAGACTGTCTAAAGAAATGGGTTTTAAAAACTACCCGACTCCTCATTTTGAAGATTTAGATTTAAGAGACAATTCTGTTTATGCTAGAGTATACAGTAGGCTAATAGAACTGGGAGTTTTGACTCCCGAAGAAGGGATTCAGGCTATAGAGTCCGGCCGCATGCCAACTACGGAAGAATCGCTAGAGTCTCAAGAAAGGTTTAAATCGCTCAGAGACGAAGGCTTATACGAGCCGGTTTTAGGTAATAAGCAAATCGAAGTCCCAAAAGAAACGCCTAACCAAAATAACAAAAAGCCGGTACCGCAACAAAAGGGAAGGCCGCAGGGAACCGGTAGGCCAAAAGAAACCGATAAGAAGAACCCAATAGGTTTAAAAGCCTCAGCTAAGTTTAGCCTATCAAGAATTCAAGATAATCTAAATCTAGCGGATAAGCTTAATATTGAAGTCGAATCAGCGTTAAGGCAATTGCACAATCGCAAGCGTCTTAATAAGACGCAAAAAGAAATCGCTCAACAGATTTCTAATATAGTTATTCATAACGAAGACCCGGAAAACTGGTTAGCTAAAGCTGGAAGATATGCGGCCGAACCGACTGACAGAAACGAGGAAAGAGTAAAAGAGATTCAGTCTATCGCTTACGAACATCAGGTGGACGATTTTCTCGCTGGTATACTATACTGCAGTAAGTATGATGGAGAATAATGTCGAGAATTATTTACAATGCGGAAGGACTCTTCGTAGGGCCATCTGGGCATAACTTCTTAAGTTATATAGGTGAGGAGCCCCACAACGACTACTCCAATCCTCTAGCTACTCACAATTTAGTGAAACCAATAGATAGGGTGCAAGCCCTCTCTTACGATATTAGCATCCCTCGTACTCAGGTCAGCCAGATGAATACTAGATCTGTAATTGACCGCCCGATAATTAATCCGCCTCAGGTTAATTTTTCTTTTTCTTATTTAGTCGCAGACGTTTCAAACGAATCTAAAATGGGGCTTTATGTAAATTTCCCCCAGTACGAAGAGCCTTTCTCCGGCGCTCCTTTTTTCGCTAATAATACTGGGCACTCTTTATTATCT